CGTAATTCAGTAGCAGCAGCGATACGGTTCGGGTTCCGGAATCGTATCGTTGCCTTCGATGATGTAGTTCTCGAAGCCTTCGCCGTCATGCGCGGCGTCGTTCAGCACTTCGAGGACATCTTCGAGTGTCTTGTTGTCCAGCGGAACGGCACTGGCTCGGATCTGGCGTTTGGCGCTTTCGAGCATCAGCTCGAAGTACTTGCGCTCGGCTTCTTCGCGCGTCAGCGTAACGGTAGATTTTACACCCATGTCACATACTCCGGGTACAACTTCGTGAACGGATAGTCACCTTGCGCACGCGGCACGGCCACGGGCTGGAATTTCTCGGTGTCCTTGCAGACGAACACCAGACAGCCGTGCGTGTCCACCGCGATGGCGAGGTGGGCGAATTCTCGACCAGCCGGGGAATCCGGGTGGGCTCGGTTGATCACGTACTTCATGCCTGTTCCTTCTTCTTGATCGCGGTCACACGGTCACGCAGATGCGCGTGCGGCAGACGGAAGATCTCACCGTCGCTCAGGCGCTCGATCACGAAACCCTTGCGACCCAGCGATCTGCCGACGCGGTATTGCTTGTCGTACATGGTGATTTCGTCACCCTTCTCGATGCTCGGCGGTGGGGTCTTGCGCGCGGCGATGTTCGCACGGCACCGGGCACGCCATTCGTTGGCGTACTCGCTGTCGGTCGGCGTCAGCAGGTTCAGGATCCGCTCGGGGCATTCTGCCTCGCACGGCCCCATGTCCTCGGACATGTCCTTCCAGCCGAAGTTGTGATCGTCGTAGCTGCGACGGCCATACCCGAGCAGGAACACAGCGGCCCAGACGCGGCGCTCACCCGTCTTGTGGTGGACCATTTCCACGGCAGCGTAGAACGTCTTCAGCTTGACGATGGCCGAGTCGAGAACCTTGTAGTCCCACTCGCGTTCCGGGCTCGACCACGTCAACGCGCCGCTGTGGTTGATCAGGAAGTCCTTGACCGACAGGTGGTTCGGCTTGCGGGTATACGTCCAGCCCATTATTCGCTCTCCGGGTTGTTCAGGGCGTGGAGCAGACCATCCGCGTCCACGTACTCGATGTCGTCGCGCCGCCAGTCGCCTTGGCGCGAGCCCCAGCAATCGTCTGGCGTGCAGACTTCTTTCTTGCGGGTAGCACTCTTGATCGCAGCGATCAACTCGTCGCGCGACACGAACGGCGACAGCACCTTGGGCTTGTTAGCCTCGTGTTCCTCGACGACCAGTTTTGCGAACGCACCGTACCTCTCGACTTGTTCGATGGTCGGGTGCACACCGGGGGCGTTACCGAGCCACGGGAAGCCCGCAGCAGACGCCATCCGCATGATCTTGTAATGATCGGCGGTATACGGAATCGGAGGTGGTGCGACCTTGCGCGTGCGCTTGGTTTTCTCTTTCTCGCTCATGTTCAGCCGCCGATCTTGTTGGGGGACGAAGCGTTGAAGACGTCCTTGTACAGACCTTCAACCGCGTCGAGTTCGTTCTGGAGGTGGTTCTTCAAGAAACCACTCGCACCGAGCAGTGCGCCATTCAGACGCGCCGCCTCTGCGGACAGCAAGCGCAGCAAGATACTGGCTTGGTGGTGAGTCTTCAGTTCGATGTGCATGGCTGGATTATACCGCGAATTTCCAGCCATGTAAACCCCTATCGACGACGACCGATCCGGAACGAGCGCGACGGACGGAATGATGATCTGCGCGGCGAGACGCTGGGCTTGGGTGAGGCAGTCGGCGCTGGCTTCGCGTTCGGCGTCGGGTTGGCTGGTTTGACGTTCGAGCCGATGAAGTTGCGCGGCAGGACCGCACCACTCTTCTGGGCCAGACTTGACACGGCGCTGTTCTTGGGCACCGACAGGGACGACGTCATCGCCTTCGCACCCGCAACAGGCTGTGCGCCGCGTGCAAGGTACGAGTTCGACAAGGCTCGGCTGGTACCGTCTGAGGCTACGGCGTGCGGCTGGCTCATACCCGGACCCCAGATGTATACCGGACTCACGAAGCCGCCACCATGCATGTGGTTCGCAGGCGCTGGTTGGCAGTCCTGCGGATCTGTGCCCCAGTCCTTGCGGCATTCATCGACTGTGGCGTAGTGGTTCTGCGTCGTCTTGACGAGATCCGCGTGCACTTCGAGATCGGCTGAAGGACCGCACGCCGACAGCGCGAGGACGAGTAGTAGGGTGATTGGTACGATCTTCATGTCAGAAGGGGATATCGTCGTCCATGTCGTCGAACGCAGGCTCTGTACGACGGGCCGGGACTTTCGTCACTGGTGCACGCGGTGCTGGTGCTGGTGCAGCCTTCGCCTCGTATGGGAAGAGGGTGATCATCTGGTTCGGCATGTCACCGATCAGGGCAGCGCCGGGATTGAGCTGGATGTTGATGCGACCATCCTCTTGTATCCATGCGCCGCCGATATTCCCAGACTTCTTGCCAGTGGACTTGTTGTAGACGTTGACGGTGTAATCCGGGAGTGCCATCAGAACACCTCGGACGCCATCTTGCCGTCGTAGCGACCAGCGTAGTTTTCCTTCAGGAACTTCATCCATTCGCCCTTGTTAGCGAAGCCACGCGTGCCCTTGATCGTGATGAGTTCGTCGCGCGAGAGTTGCTTCGGCAGATACGCTTCGAGTGTGTGCAGCTCGGCGTCGTGCGTGACGTTGCGCGCACCATCCGGGATGGACTCGTTGTTCTTGACGAACTTCTTGATCGTCGCGATCACTTCTTCATCGGTCGCGTCCACACGACCAGCGTTCTTCGCGACGATACCGACTTCACCGAGTACGGTGGTCAGAAGGGACGCGTTGATGGTGTCGCGGGCCTTGCGCGCCGCGAGTTGGTCTTGACGGATTTGTTCAATGAGACTCATGATGTACCTTCGAAGAAACTGGTGGCACGAACAGGGATCGAACCTGTGACACACGGCTTTTCAAACCGCTGCTCTACCAACTGAGCTATCGCGCCGCGAATTCTGGCGTGCAGTGAAGGAATCGAACCCTCAACCTGATGCTTTGGAGGCACCTGCTCTGCCAATTGAGCTAACTGCACAAGAAAATTCTGGTGCCCAAGACCTAGATTCGAACTGGTGACCTACCGCTTACAAGGCGGGTGCTCTACCGGACTGAGCTACAAGGGCTGAAATCTTACTTACCCCCGATTTTACCCAGCTTCTGCTGAGTTTGTCGATTCTTTTTATGCCAAGCACCGATTGCGAACCGCATCTGGTGCCCGTTCATGCCGTATGCGTGCCCGAGTTCCTTGCAACTGGTGCCATTCGCGTGCTTCGTGGCCCAAAAATACAGCAGGGTGTCGGGAAACTGCTCGATGTCGATGGTGCGCGGGTACGGCTTCGCTGGCTTGGGCTTCACCCGACGCCTGTTCATCTTCGCGATGAGGTAACCGATACCGATCACGCGACCATCAGGAAGACTCTTCATGATCGGATTATACCACGAGACGAATTTCTCGTCTACTCCAGCCGCACAACCTTCGCTTCTTCCTCAGTGACGGATCCATCCGGCCAGACGATCAGGATCCGAATCCCCTTCTTGCGCGCGTAACGCACGGTCGTCCATGTCCCGGATCGCTGTTCTTCCTCGAACCCGTACGGGCAGGCGATCAGTAAATCCTCGCGATCCACCATCAACTTGTCGCGCTCGATGGGGTCCATCTGCTTGTGAATCACGTCCGACTTCGAGTGCACGTTCGTGCCCTTGATCGTCGAGGGCCATGCGTGGATGGTGCAGGGCTTACCAGTTTCCTCGCGCAGGCCCCAGAGGATCACAAAGAAGTCTTCATCGCAACCGATGCAGTCGCCTTGGTGCGCCTCGTCGTAATCGAGGCCCGTCAGAATCTCGATCACGCGCGACCACTGCTCGTCGGTCATGCGACGATGGCGGGTGCCCGTGAAGCCGATGATCATTCCTGCTCGAAATTGCCTTGCAGCACACCCCACAGCTTGTCGGCTGCGCGGTTGTATATCTCTTCGGCTTCGGGTTCGCCCGTGCCGTAGTTGTGATCCTGTGTGGCTTCAAGGTTCACCCGTGCGGCCATCAGCTCGCACAGCGCATCCGCGAACGCCTTGGCCTGCGGGTTTGCGGGCCGCACGAGGACATTGACGAACTGGTCGCCAGCCTTGGGTTTGCTGACTTCGCGCGAGTTGCGCACGTAGATCGGATACGGTTGGCTCCAGTCGCGCGGCAGCGACGGTGCGCCACCGAAGAGGGCCATGATGCCCTTGCTGATGTCGATGTTCATGCGGACACCGCCTTTCCACGGATGATCTTTGACACACTGCCGTCCGGTTCGACGTACTCGACCCCAGCCTCACCCGCGTTCTTCAGCAGTTCCTTGTAGAACGCCGTGCTGACTTCCTCACTATCCATGTTCATGGGCCAACGCGCCAGCGTCGTGAAGTGGAAACCGACTGCGTCGAGCAGATCGTCACGCGTGAACGTGTCGAGACCATACGATTCCCAGCCGTAGTTCTTCAGCTCTTCTTGTAGGTTCTTCGACTCGCTGATGATCTCGGCCATGACTTCGTGTGGGATGCGCAGATGACTCACGCGCTCCACTTCACGGACACACAGGTCGATCAGGTGATCGGCAATTTCGATGAGGTTGTCGGACATCGGGCGATTATACCCGGATCTTATTCGGTTGTAAAGACCAGCGCGAAGATCGCCTTGCGACTCACCAGCTCGTTCAGGTCGAACGTCTTCTTGATGCCGAAGACGGTCTCTTCGATGAAGTAGTGATCCGACGTGCCGTGGTACGTGTGGCCCATGTCGTTGTACGGGATCGAGACTTCGCGCGTCGTTACCTTGTATTCCTTGGTTCCGATGCGGACCTTCTTCAGGGACTTAACGCGCTTGCCGTTGATGTAGTACTCGTCGGCTTCCCAGTTGTTGCGGTACGTCAGCTTGTTGGTGCGGGTGGCCATCGTGCTTCCTTAGCGGTGATTCAGGGCCGTTCGGATCAGGAAGGCTTGTTGCCTGCGGCCTTCCTCGAAGGCTTCCTTCTTCGCTTGCTCGATCTTCGTGCGCAGCTTCGTCGGGGTCAGGTGCGCGATGATCAACTTGTCCAACCACGCACCGATCTTCTTCGGTGAGACCTTCTCGTCGATCATCTTCTTGAGTTCCTGACCTTCCGGCGTGTCCTTCATGATCCGCAGGCCCGTGTCGAGGAATGCACTGGAGATCCAGTACGACACGCTGTTGTGGGAAATGGATCCATCCGCGCCATGCTCACGCAGATCGAGGATGCTGATGGCGGTATTACCGTAGTTCCCGCTACCGATTGTGATGTCGTCCCAGAAACTCATTCGGTCTTCCCTTCTGCGCGGTCCAGTCGCTCTTGCAGCTTGTTCGCGTCGTCCTTCAGCTCGTACACCTCGACCTGACGATGCTCGTTGGCCCAGTGGTTGGCCGTCGAGATCGCCGCCATGGTGTTGGCCGCGACGAAGCCGACTTGCGAGATCGCGCGGCAGGCGACTTCTTCGGCTTCGCTGATGTTGGTGATCCGCTTGATGTCGCGTTCGAGTTCTTCGGCGGCTTCGCGCAGGCGCTGCGCGGCGGTCGAGAGGTGTTGCTTGACGTTGTCGGTGCGGTCGAATCTCATGATCAGCGGAAGTAGTAGGTTTCACCGTCGAAATCGACGGACGAATAGTCCATGCGCAGCTCGCGGGCGGCGCGTTCCCAGTCGATGCAGTTGCACGGCCAGTTCTCATCGCCGCTGATCGCGCCGATTTCTTCGGCCAGCTGGCGGGCGTAGTCTTCGAAGTGCGACTCACGCACGAGCGTGACCGGATACCAGTCGCCTTCCCATTGGTGGTCGCCGCCGTTACCAGCGAGGTCTTCGAGCACGGATTCGAGATCCTTCAGCTCTTTGTCCTCGTCCTCGTCCTCGATGGCTTCTTCGCCAGAGTCCGTCATCCAGTAGTGCCACTTGCCGAAGGTGCCGCCGAAGTCCTCGTCCTTCTCGTCCTTGACGATCTTGTCGGCCAGCGCACGCAGATCCGCGATCAGGGCCTTGAGGATTTCAGCTTCTTCGGGCGTCATGTCGAAGTTGCCGTTCTCGTACGCCACGAGGTTGTCTTCGTCCTCGTCGGCGTGCTCGCGCAGGATGTACGCCAGCCCATTACGGGCTTCGTCCCAGCCGAAGTAGACGTTCGGCTCGCTGTCCGGTAGGTACCCCGGCATGTTGAAGCCCACGGTGATCTTGGGCTTACGCTCGTCGCGCAGTTCTTCCACGCGGGAAATGATGGACCGGATGTCGATGACATCGTCGGAATTGGTGGGGTAATCGCGGCTCATGGCCCGAATTGTACCACTCACCAAATTTTTTGTAAACCCCGTTCCGGTTTCACACCTTTACACCGGAGTTTCGCATGGCGAAAAATTAAGGTCAGCCCATTCGCTGTCGTCGTATAATACCGTGTCGGCGGTTCAGGGATGGTCTTAACCGTTTCTTATACGAACGGCTTGATGTGACTGGTGATCTGCATCGGTTTCCCTTTCGGGAATTCGAGAGTCAGGACTCGGTACGGTGCGAGAAATTCGAAGAGTTCTCTCGGGGTCATCCGGTCGAAGTGGAAGCCCAGAGAATGGGCAATGGCCACAGAGCAATTGAACTCGGACTCCACCTCCACGAACATGGAGCAGATGTAGTTCAGGATCGAGTTCCAGCTGTACTTGCAGCCTTCATGTGCCTCGAACCAAGACAGAGGATCCGCGTGGAAGGGAAGTTCGTAGTGTACTACTGTCCACTTCCCGTTGGCGATATTGATGTACTTCCTGCGGACACCACCCTCTTTGGATGATGAGGACCAGCACATCACGGTCTTCAGGTCGATGTACTCGACGTGCGAGAAAGCACTTCCCGTGAACCAGCGAATGAGCCGATGCTGGATCGTCTCACCCCGGTAGTAGGCAAGTGCGACTCGCATTTCAATGCTTCGTCTCGTTGCCCATGACGAACATCTTGTCGCCGTCGATCCGGATCATGGAATCCCCGATCATGGCCACCGCCTTGGCATCCTGCTTGGCGGTCATCTGCTCTTGGTACGTGACCAGCAGCTTCGTGTAGTCGTTGTGTTCGCAGCGCGCGAACTCTTCGATGTAGATGTTCGAGAAATTCTCGTTCGCTTCCTTGGCGTACACGAGGTTGTTCCATGCGAAGAAGAACACGCGGTTCTTCACGTACGGGCAGTATTTCTCCAGCACCGGGACTTCGGCCCAGCGTCCGTCAAGGTTCATGTCGCGGATGACGATCTCGTAGGGATGGCCCAGCATCACGCCATTCTGGTGATCGTTGTAGACGGTACCGATGATGGTCTCGCCCGTCATGAGTTTGACCACCATGATCTTCTCGCGCAGCACGTCTTCCACATTGCGTGCAGGCGCTGGTGGTACTTCATGATGTAGGGATGCGGTCACAGCTGTACTTCCTTGATGCTGATTTCGAATTGCTCTTTTTGGTAGATCTTCAGGCGCTCTTCAAAGTGGTCGAGCGCGTAGTTCTTCGACTTGAGGTATTTAATGTCGTCCACAAGGTCGATCAGCGTGAGGATCTTGTCCCCGAAGAGGCGCAGGCCGCGACCGATGGATTGCAGCACTCGGATCGAGGACTTCGATGTGCCCGCGAAGATGATGTTGCGGATCGACGGAATGTTGATGCCAGTGGAGAACGTTCCGTACGAACACACGAGCAGACAGTCCTCTTTCGTCGAGTTGATGTGTTGGCGCATCTTCTCGCGCAGATCACCATCCACGTCGCCATCGACGTAGTACACGGGTTTCTTCGCCTTGGTTTTGATCGTCTCGAACAGCAGCTTGCCGTGGTCCTTGCTCTTAAACAGGACCAGCGTCGTTCCCTCACATGCGAGCGCGAGGTTGCGCACGAACGTGTTGCGCTTGGCGTGGGTGTGGATGAAGTCCTGTTCCTGTGGGTACTCGAACGGATCCTTCTTCTTGGTCTTCTGCGAGACCAGCTTGCGCTCTTCCGGCGAGTAGCGCAGCACCACGGCCTTGATCTTCATCTGCGAGACCTTGCCGTCGTCCATCAGCTTCTTGGTCGTGATGACGCGATAGATCGGACCGAGCATCCCCTCGATCAGCAGCTGGTTCACCGGATCGGTCGTCGTGCCCGTCGTACCAATGCGGTACGGCACCATCGTCATCGCGGCCAGCAGGATCTGAAGTTCTTTGCCCTTGGCCGAGTGCGCCTCGTCGATCAGGACGCAGTCGTACGTGTTCAGCACCTTCGAGGGACCGTTCTTCGGCACCACGTTCTTCAGGGATTGCCACGTCGTGATCAGGATCTGCTTAGTCAGTTCCTTCGGCTGACCCGAGAACAGCTTCTGGGCATACGCTTCGACGTCCCAGCCGTTCTTGTATGAGTACTCGTCGAAGTCCGCGAACATCTGGTTCACGAGGCCGACGTTGGGGACGCACAGGATCGTGCGGAAGGTTGGATCCTTGTCCATCAACCAGCGGATGATGCAGTACAGGATCATCGACTTACCAGAAGCAGTGGGGCTGATCAGGGTCAGGCGACGATTGCGCAGGGCTTCGAAGATTGCGTCGATCTGGTAATCGTAGACCTCGATGACGCCGTTGCCCGTCTCGGCATGGGCCTTGTGTGACCACGGTTCGAGCGACAGGCAGAAAGCCTCGACTTCATCGCGCGTGACTTCCTCGTCAATGCTCGTAGGATGGCCATGCAGCTCGTTGTCCTTGAACGTGACCTCGATGTCCTCTTGCTTGAGAAAATCGAGCAGGCGCACGATATTGCCCGCTGGCAGGCGCTTTGTGGCCAGATTGAAGACGGACATGTTGCCGTCCCACATGCGCGCCTTGAACTTGGGGTGGAATTTGTAGCCGGGTGCCTTGAAGGTGAAGTAGTCCTTGATCTCTTGCTCGGCATCGTACGAGCCTGAGATCTTCAGATGGACTTCGCTGACCTTTTCAATGACGACATTCGACATACCCGTACTTACAGGCTGTCGAAAATGATCAGTTGACCATCCAGCAGTGTTCGGGTGTGATGCGACGGATGTCGTCGTAGAAGCGTGTGCGGCCAGCTTGCACGATGCAGGCTTCGGCCAGCTCTGAGCACCACCAACAGTCGTCCTCTTGCCACTCGCGATTGAATGCGAGACCGACGACACCCCAGTAGTCGTACTTCTTGCCGATCTGCTTGTAGGCCCAGTCGTAGCCTGCTTGTGCGTTGGGGACTTCGACGTCCCTCAATTCGTACTTCGAAGAGTCCTTCATGAACTGATCGAGCGTGATGCGACGAACGCCGTGCACTGCGCGTGCTTCAATGACCCAGTCAGGTCCGTAGGTGTTCGGAATCACAATACCGACGTGACTCCACGCGGACCACGTCTGCAAACGGATCAGGGCCGTGCTGATGGTGTGATCGCGCGAGAAGGCGAGGGTGAGCTTGTCCATCAGAACGCCCCCAGAACGCCGACCAAGATAGCCACGTTGTTGTTCGATGCCGTCATACCAGCGTACGGAACGGTGGCGAAATCGGTAGTACCCCAACCAGAGGCATCAGCAGATTCGGAAGCACGTCCAGTCACCACCAATTTAGTGAGCGTTCCGCCCAAGGCAGTGACGGTCTGGGAAGTCAGTGGAGCAGCACCATCTTCGCGAATCGAGAAGAGCAAAGAGGCCCAGTCTGGGGCATTCGTTGTTGTCGCGAGAGTTGGATTGCTGGTGCTTGTAGTGCTTGTGGTGATGGAGTATTCACCAGCAATAGCCATTGCGGATGTACCAAAACCGTTGGTGTTTTGGGCAATTGTCGTATACCCGCTTGATGGCGTGAAGCCAAGGGTATCGTAGCCTTCACCAGCAATTGCGCGAATCCACAGACGGTTTGATGAAGGCAAACCAGAATTGGTCATGCTGCCCGGAAACTGCTGTGCAGCATCCTGACCGAAGTTCGATAGAGAATCGACCGTGAAAACCGACTGGGTCGATTGCGGTGTGAAGCGGTGAACGGTGATGGCTCGTCCGACCACAGCAGACGAGAACGTCGCAGTGATGAAACCTGACGAGATCGGATTCGTCAGCAAACTGTAGAACGCGGCTACTGTCGCACCAGCACCAGCACTACCGTTCCCGTTCGTGTATTCACTGACCTTGATCCATGTATTGGACGCAGAATCCGTGACAGACGTCACGTTCGAGGTAATGGCGTCGGTCGTCGAAATGTTGTCGATGGCGATGATGGCCACCAAGAACGCGCCAGCAGGGATAGTGACTGCTGCCGAGTTCGCGACTGTAGTCGCACTCGATGAGTACGCGTTGACGAAGACGTTACCAACAGCTGTAAAAGCCATGTATTACACCTGTGATGCAGCGAAGGCGTGGTAGTTGGTTCCGTCCCAGAAGAATCGTGCGATCCAAGCCTTATTGGCAGTCGTGGTCGTGAAGGCAGTGCCGTACCAGATCACTGTACCGGGCCATGTGATGGCGTACGGGTTCACTGCCGCACCACCCATGAGGGTGAGCCATGTGTTCGTGTTCGCCGGGGCTGTGAACGTGTATGTCGGTGCACCAGTGAGCGCAGACTGGTTAATGTGAGCGCCGTTCGCCCAGTTCACGGTGACAGCTCCAGTCGTGCCGGAAGTCGAGACACCACCGTTCATTGAAGCGGCCTTGATACCCTTCATGTTGTTGTTGTGAAGGTCGCTCGGACCGTTCACATCCATCGACGTGTTCACCGTCAGCGTCGTGACGGTGGCCGGGGCTGGTGTATTCGCGCCCAGAGTCGTGTTGTCGATGTTGCCGAGAACGTACAGGCTCTCGTAGCTACCGCCCGTGGCGACAGTTCCAGCCAATGTGCCGGGAAGATACGTCAGAGACTGCGTGCCTGTGCGCAGATAAGCACCGCGCTGCACGAGGAAGCGAGTGCCTGTCGCGGATCCGGTGAATGTGTGGCCCGAGTAGAGAACCATGGACGTATCAGCGGATTCGATGAATGCAGCCGTGAAGGCGGGCGTGCCAGACAGTGTGACCGTCAGACCCGTTGAGAGCACGAGCGAGTTGAAGGCCGCGTTGATGTGACGGGCGGCACCACCCGAGATCGTGTAGTTCGAACCATGGATCATCATGGCCTTGTTGGACAGGTTGACGTGATCGCCAACGCATGTACCCCATGTGACGTTGCCTTGCTCGAACACACCACCGCTGGCCACGGCCACGCCGTGACGGTTGCCTGTCGTGCCGGATGCAGAGATCGTGATGCCGCCCGTGATCTTCACCATGGCGTTGGGACCGATGCTCACTGTCGCGGCTTGGTTGGCCGATGTGAGGATCGCGGATGCACCGCCCGTGATGATCAGAGGTGTCTGCCAGCTGGAGCCAGAGACGGTCGAACCACTTTGTACACCAGCGATGACTGTGGCGGCAGAGTACGTGCCGTTGGCCACCGAAATCGTGATCGTGACACCCTTGCCGACGTTGGAACTCAGGGCCTTATCGACTGCCGCTTGCAGCGTAAGAAACGGACTTCCGACAGTTCCGGGATTCCCGTCGTTGCCCGTGGTGGCGACATAGTACGTGATTGATGACGGTGCGCTCAGGCTCGCTTGAATCGCCGCGATGGCCGTGTCGTGCGTGTTCAGCAACGCGATGGCCGCGTTGTCTTTCTGCCGCCACGTTTCAAACGTGTCTGTCGTGTTGATCGTGTTGAGCGTCATCAGCTATTTCCTTGCGCCTTGAGCAGTAGCTCAAACTTCCTATTGAGTTCGTCGAGTTGGGATTGCAGAGTATTTAATTTCGACTGAAGGTCTTCATCCTTCGCCGTCCGACGACGCTTCTGTTCGACGAACGCTCGATACCCGGCACGGTCCACGTTCAGGACCGCACCGGATTTCGCATCGCGAGCGAGTTGAGGGTTGGCCTCAACCGGGATCAGATCTTTCATGTCGCCGCAATCAGTCGCAGTTGCTTGATCGTCGGCACCAAGGCCGATTCTGTCGAGCGCATCACGATCTTGATCTGCGCCTTGTCGAACGCAGATGCGGGTGTGATCGTGTAGTCGGCACCGAAGAACGTGTTCGGATCCTCGTACGTTGCGATGGCCGCGTTCGGCTGCACCAGCGTCCAGTTGGAGTTGACCATCTGGTCCTTCGGTGCACCCACGGCGCTCACCCGGTAGTACAGATCGACCGATGCCACTGAGGGCATGTTCACGTCGAAGTACACGCGCAGGTTGTCAGCCGGATCGACCAGCGTCATTTCCTTGATCACGTACTTCGCATCGGCACAACCGTCTTCGGGTGCGATCTCGGAAATGAAGTACTCGGCCACAGAGAAGGTGATCGTGGCACCAGTGGATTCCGTTGTGAATGACACACCTTGCAGCGTGATCGACGAGCCATCACTGGCCACCGCAGTGATCACCGCCGAGACGTTGTTCGCCGGGTTGGCGGATCCAGACGTTGTCAGGATGCGACCGACGCGGGCCTTCAGGAACTTGGTCTTCGTCGTCGCATCGGCAGTCGAGATCGTCGCACCCGAGAAGGACACGAGATTCGATGTACCCAGCGCGTTGTCGTCCAGCGCGGCGATGTTCGTCGCGGCGTACGCATCAGCGATTCGGTTGCCCACGCAGATCATCGACACACGCTCCAGATCGAGCACAGGGCTCACGAGATCCGACAGCGTCACGAGCTGCGAGTACACGTCGAGGCTCTTGTAGCCGCTGTTGAACTGCGTTTCGTTTTCTTCGGACAGCACGAAGCTGTTCTCGGTCATCGGGACGTTCTGGTTTGGCTGGATCTCCACCGAGAACAGCTTCTTGGTGAAGTCGCGGCGCGTCGTGGTCACGAAGTGCTTGATCGTCGTACCGGGCAGAACCAGCTGCGTCATGTTCAGGTTCACCACATCGAAGCGCACGTTCGTCGTCACGAGGATGTCCGTCGTACCTGTGTAACCCGTCGAAGTCGCGTTCGTCGTCGCTTGGATCACGAACGAATCGAAGTCGGCGGCAACCACAGTGAACTGTGCGTTCAGTTCGACAGCCGGGATGCCGTTCAGCGCGGATTGCACGCCAGAGATCGTCACCTTCGAGCCAGCGATGTGACCGTGGTTCTTCATGAACACACGGACCTTGTTCGTACCGCTGCGCGTGAAGACCGAGTTCGCTTCGAGGTAGTCTGCACCCAGACGCTCGTTGGTGAAACGCACGTTGGCAGCTGCGGACGTGTCGAACTTCGCACGGTTCATGACGAACTTCATGTCCAGCATCTGGTCCGGTGTCCACACCGAGCCGTTCTGCGACTTGAAGATCGAACCGAGGTACGGTTGCTTGGCGATACGCTCGCCAGTGATCAGGTCGTCTTCGCCCATCTGCGACACGAACACTTGGTAGTACACGGAATCCGAGCTGAGCACCAGCGCGTAGTCCTTGCCGGGTTCGAGGTAGATCGGCTGATTGAAGTGGAAGCGCGTTGCCACGGAACCATTCGTTGACGTCGTGATGTCGTCGGGCAGCATCGTGGCCTTCGAGCCCGGAACCACCGTCGTCGTCGGAATGCCGTTCAGCATTTCGCGCAGTTCGAGGCGCACGGGCAGCGACTTGTCCTTCGCACCGAAGTAGAAGTCGAAGCTGGTCACGAACATACCGACGCCGTTGTCAGGCACAGAGAAGGACTGGGCCAGCGGATCTCCACCGTCACCACCATCGCCACCTTGGACGGCGAAGTCAGGGGTCCAGCCAGAGTTGCCCCATGTGTTCATCCAGTCGTTGCCTTCGCCGTAGTACTGCACGGTCGGTGCGGGGGCAGGCGCAGGCTGCGCAACCGGGGCCGGGGCCGGGGCAGGCGGATCCATCGCGGGCGCGGGCGGGTACACCACCGGGGCAGGCGGGGAAACAGGCGGCTCGGACGGCGGCGGCGCAGGCGGTGCGGGTGGCACAGGCAGCGGGGTCGCGATCACAGGCGGATCCGACACCACGGGCGGCGGCGCTGGCAGGATGATCGGCGGATCTTCCACCACATCGACACCCGGTGGCGGGGACACCACAGGCGGGCGCGGCGGGCGCGGCGGCTTCGTACGCGGCTTCGGCTCGGGCGGGCGCGTTGAAGGAACCGGGGGGTCGATCACGCCATGGGACATGTACGTCGCCGTGGCCTTCGTCGTCCAGTTCTTGTCGTTCGTCGTCGAGTCGGTCAGCGTGAACAGACGCGTGCCTGTGCGGAAGCGCAGGGCACTCGTGGCCGGGATCGTGAAGATACCGACGCACTCGCCGTTCTCGTTGGTCATCAGGGTGTGATCGACGGGCGACGTCACCGAAACGACGGTGGCTTGCTTGCCCGAGATCGAACCATGGATGGTGTGGCCAGCTGAGATCGTGCCCAGCTTGTTGTGCACATGCAGGCGGTGCTGGCCCTTGACGTGGTGATGACGCAGGACCACATACGTACCAGTGGAGGCATTGATGTTGCCGCCAGCGCCGTTGTGGATGATGTCACCCCGACGCAGATGCTTGTGCGGCTTCTTCTTGTCCTTGTGCGAACGGGCCGGATGCTGCGATTCAGAACCCGCATCCGTCGTGCTATCGAAGTCGCCAGTCGGTGTCGAGACGACAACCTCATCGGCCATCGTGCAGTATTGCGACACGTCGATGGTGTCGAAGAATGGGTAGACGCGCGTGTTCGGCTTCATGCCCGTGGCGTGGAACGTCACGAGCTGTTCGCGCATGTATGGCACGACATCCAGCTGGATCTTCGTGTCACCGTCGCTCTTTTTCTTGTGCTTGACCTTGGTGCCAAGGTCGATCTGCACGGGCATTTCGTGCTTGACGTGATGCTTGCGGTTCGCGTCTTCGCGCGGATCGTAGACCACCACTTGGTGATCGCGATGATCATCACCCTGCTTACGTGTCTTGTGCTGGTGATGACGCGCATCGTGGTGATGACGGCCAACCCACACTTCCTGCCAGTGGTTCCACCAGTGGTAGTGACGGTGATGCTTGAAGAAACGCTTGCGCGGATCCTTGTCGTCGTGATCGTGGTTCTGCGTCGTCTTCTCGGGCGGCACGATGCCAGTGTTCACCGACACGTCGGGCTCGATGCTGGTCTCGTGCCAGTCGTCCGAGTTCGGCGTCAGTGTCATCTGGCCGATGAAGTTCAGCTGGATGTACGGCGTCACCGACTCCATGTGCGAGCCAGCCATCTGGCTAATCGCGGCGACTTCGGTGTACGGCAGCGTGACGAGACCGCCCGTGGCTTGGTAGCCAGCGGCAGCGCGTTCAGCGTTGTTGGCCGACTTCTCGATCAGGTTGACTGTCGTGATGTCGAACGTCGGACGCATGAAGCGAGCCGTCGTGTCAATCGCGCAGCGGTAGTTGTTCGAGTTTGTGTCACCGATGTTCATGTCCGCGAACGAATCCACGAGGAAGCCGTTCTTGAACTGGAGGTTGCCGTTCGCGTCGAACAGCTGGAGGTTCTTCGTCTGCTCTTCGAGCAGGTTCAGCGCCGTGTAGTACTCCACGTTCTGAAGGCGGCGATCCAGATCACCGATGTCCTTCATCGTGTAGCGGCGGTTGTTGATGCGCGTGACCCTGATGTTGGAGTAGTCCACCGCCTGTGTCGCTGGCGTCAGATCCAGCTTGTACAACATCATGGTGTTGGCCAGCTCGTGCGGATCCGTGGCGTTCTCGCCGGGTGAACCCTGCACCGACAGGAAGTTACCCAGCGTATCGACCACGATGCTGTCGCGGCGCGCGAGGTAGTACGAATAGTCGGTTGTGAAGTCCTCACCGATGGCGGGGACGAACGAAGAAGACCACGTTGTGGATGTCAGGCGCGTCGGACGGAAGTCGATGTAGTCGCGCAGGTTGATCGTCACGCCGTTGGACAGGCGGTGCAGCGGCGGCAGCTCGGCGCTCGAAGAGTATGAGTCCACGCTGAAGAAGTCGCCCGTGTTGCCGTGGGCGTAGTAGTCGTAGTAGACGCGGATCGGTGAGTTCGGGAATACAGCGCCCGGTGACATCTTGATCGACGAGAAGTCGTAGTACGAATCCTTCTGGTTGCCTTGCAGGATGTACTGGGCCGTGATGTCGATCTCGGTCACGCCAGTGCCGGGGATCGGTGAGCCGAATGGGATCGGGTTGCCTGTCGATGTCGTGATGAACTGAACGACCTTGCGCAGCTTCTGGGCATCGCAGTTCGATAGTGCGATGTTCTGGGCCTGCACAACGGATTGCGTCGTGAAGTCTTCGCTGAAGCCGCGTGTCATCGTCTTGGTGCGTTCCTTCAGGACGCGGCGCACCTTGGCGATCACCATGATGGTGTTCGTGTTGTTGCCAGAGCCGATGGTGATCGTGGCCGTCGTCGCGCCGCCGTTCAGGACGATACTCGATGGGTTCAGGATCGCGCCAGTCGTGACGTTGACCACGAGGAACGCGGTCTTGTCAGCAGAGCTGACGAACGTGTCGCCAGATGAAGATGTGGTGATCGAGATTGCACCCGAGACGCACGTATCCGTGAACTTCTGCTTGGTGTAGTAATTTGTCGTCGAGAGCGCCGGGTTGGCGTTCGAGCGCAGCGTACGCACAAACGGCACCGAGACCGGGAAGATCAGGGCATCGTTGCCCGCATCGGTGATCTCAGACATCAGGCTGTAGAAGACCACGTTGGACAGCGTCACACCAGCGTTGGCCGTGAGCGTCAGGCTCGTATCCGATTGGATCGAGAGGATCTTCGCGACCACTTCGGTCGAACCGTTGTAGAAGCGGATGGATTCACCCGGCACCAGCTCGGTCGTGAATGAGGTACCCAGACCAGTGACGGTCGGTGATGCAGAGGTCGTCGTGATCGCACCAGTGAGTTGCGCAACCTGCTTGACCACGTCGGCGGTGAAGTCCACACCAGACGTGTTGTCGAAGTAGATCTGGCGAACGTCATGCTCGAACTTCTTGCCCGAGTTGAGCTGCATGTCGAACAGACCCAGTGTGTAGGTCGTCGTCGAGACGCCGGGTGTGCCGCTGTCCAGCTCGATGTAGCGAGCCTTGGCCGTGCCGACCAGAGTTCCCGAAGATGAGCCCTGCACCGATGTGTACGTGTCGTACAGGCTGACGGTCAGGAATTTCGTCGTGTCGAGCGAGCCGAAGACGTTGGTGATCTTCACCAGTGACGTCAGGTTCGGTTGGATCACACCAGAAGGGATCGACTGGTAGTCGCGGGCCTTGGGCACCTTGACGTATGATGTCGAGAGCTTTTCGATCTCGAAGCCTTCGACGTATGCCTTGCCGGGTTCGAGACCCACGGCAATGAAGTTCGCGTCACCGCCTTGGTCGTCGGTGAACACGCCGTTGTTGAAGTTCGGCGTCGGCTCGTACAGGAAATTCACTCCACCATTGGCGAGCTGACCCATCGTGTGCGTCGGTGCGACGGTGCCTGACAGGCCCGTGTTCTGCGCCACGTAGTAATTCGCACCCGACTTGACCACGTCACCCTTGATGTAGTTCGTCGTCGCGGCCCATGCACCACGGTCGTTGTTGCGGTGTTCGCGCAGCTGGATGTTGAATGGGGTGACCGCGTAGTTGCCAGACTCGTCGTATGTGCGACGGGCGAGCGTCTTCTCGATTTCCGAGTAGTCGGTCTTGGTGATGACCTTGTCGATCAGGCCGCTGGTCGTCTTGGCCAGCAGGATGAAGTTCTTGTTCGTCTCTTCGTTCAATGCCTTCTTGATCAGTTGCAGATCAATCCAGTAGCGATGTGCACCGGGGGCATTGAAGTTGGTCGAACCCTGTGAGTTGTCCAGCAGGCTGGAATCTTCTTCGGGCGTGACGAAGCCTTCGTTGATCAGAAGACCGACGTTGTATGAAGGCTGGGATGTGTAGCGGTCCAGAACGATGGTCTGGGCCTTGACGAGAACGAAACGGCCATTGACGAAGAACACGCCGCGTTGGATGTTGGCCGTCGAGCCCAGACCGATGGGGGTGACCGACACAGACTGCACTTGCATCGTGCGCGGTGTGGTGCTGTCAGAAACCAGCAGTTCGTCTGGCAGGAACGTCTTGATCGTACCCGTCGTTGTGTCCGATGACACGTAGCGAACGTACAGAGTCGTCGGCTCGGTATCGGTGGCGGGTTCCCAGTGAACCACACGCGCCTTCACGCCGTTGGTCTGACCCGTGAGTTCCACGTTGCCGTCGATCAGCTCGTCGAGGAAGCTTTCGACCGATGTGCCGTTGTACGTCGATTCGATCTTGACATACGCCGTGTTCAGTTCGAGGGTGATCTGACCGGGGATGACCATCGAGCCTTCAGCGAAAACGTGGCGACCGTGGCGCTCGATTTGCTTTTGCAGGATGGATTGCAGCTGGTTCAGCTCACGCGCTTGGACAGCGAAGGACGGACGGAACAGGATTTCGTAAAACTGCTTGTCCTCGTTGAAGTCGTCCCAGTAGGGTTGAACGGCGGTGGAAAGGGTCATCGCGTGATTCTTTTTCGGGTGTGTGGCCTATTTACGCCGGATTTCTGACCATCTTGAAGTACGTGTACTCGAACGTCGCTGTGCAGTACAGGTAATTGAGATCGTTGCTCGTGGTCATCAGAGTCGGGCCGGATAGACCCGTGGGGATTGCGTCGTGGAAAACGAAATCGACCACTGGGTTGTTTTTCGAATTCAGGATCGTCAGGGTGATGTCCTGCTCACCGAGCGACTGAATTTTTGCTGGACCCTTGCCGGGGTAATTCGTGAAGTCCTCATTGGACGTCGCGAATGAAATGGACTGGATCCAGTTGAAGATCTCTTCGTAGTTCAAGAGCTGTTCATCGACGATGAATGTGCACTCGAATGTTCCGAATTCCATCTTGTCGCCAGCCAGCGGCATATCGACATACGGTGTCGCGGCCTTCGTGGCGTTCAATTTCACGCTCGGGATGTTCACGCCCTGACCATGGAACTGCACGTTCGAGAAGCGCGGGATGACCAGCTGGAACGATGAGTCCTGTAGGAAATTAGTGTTCTTCATGCGCAGGCTAAGAGATTTCTGGGCGCGGCTGATTGAGGGCGTCTTGCGCCGTGGTCAACCTGCTGTCTCTTACTTACTGCGGCTTC